CGCCGCCTTACGCTATTTGTAGAGCGCCTTGCCGCTCTGACGGACACGGCTGCGTACCTGCTCTTTCTGCTCCTCGGTCATGCTGTCCCATCGCACTAATCTGCGTATATTCTGCTTGTCAAGGCAGTTCAGACAGCACACACGACCGGGTGCAACCTTTTCTTTTCCGCACTGCGGGCAGATGCCACGCGACTTGAAGAACTGGTAGTCCGACATCGCCTGTTCAGCTGTCCTCATTACGACCCCTCCAGACAAATTCACTGTAATCCTCATCGCACTTATCGCAGAACGCCATGTACTCCTCGTTAGGCCGGTACACCGGCTTACCGTCGGCGCAGCAGTGCGCGCACATCTCACACGGGTCTGCATCGCCGGACACCAGCAGCCGCATATCCTGTTCCATGTCATTGAGCTGCTTTTTCATGCACTCGGCATGAGCCACCGGTGCAGCCTTAACCGGCTCCCCGCAAAACTTACACTTCGCCATGGTTCTCCTCCTCAAAACATCGTTTCAACTTCCCCGACGATCTTCTTCACCTCGGGGTTCTCGCTCTGCCGCAGCAGCTTCATTGCCGTACCGGCACGCAGCCACTCGGCCTCCTGCGTGAGGTTACGCTCGTAATCTTTTTTCAGCTCCTGCTTATACGTCACGCCCTCCTCACGGGTCAGGCCGCCGTGAAAGTGCAGCTCATACAGCAGCCGCAGCGCCAGCCAGATCATGCGCTCGGCGGGTGTCAGACCGTCCGGCTCGGGTTTGCGGTCGTATGCCCGCTGGTTCATCTCCTCAAAGTCCATATCAGTCCTCCACCGGCTCGATGTGAATCCAGATGCCGGGCGTGTCCGCCCAGAATTTCTCCGTGATCTCCGAGCACACCAGCGCATCGTCCGTCCAGAAGTGCTCGGCGGTCATGCAGTCGCGGAGCAGCTTCTGCAGGTTGTCTGTATCCGGCTTTGTCGTGCGGTAGCTGCCGTTCGGGTGCTTTCCTCGCGGGAACAGCCACTTCACTACGAGCCGCACACCGCCTGTATACGGCTGTTCCGGCCGGTGCTGCCCGAGGTGAGCGCACAGCTTTGCGCGGGCGGCGGCGAGCGCCTGCGGCTCGTAGAACTGCGGCTTGCCATGCACCACGCGCACCTGCTTCTCCTGCGCCGTACACGTCGGCGGGCGCATCGCCATGAAAAACTGCGTTACCATTTTCTTCTTTTCTCCTCTCGCGCGACGGGTCCAGTCGTGTGTGCGCTCTCCAACCATCTGTGAGGGGCGCCTTCAAAGCCCCCTCACATGGTGAGTGCGTTCACACACTGACCCACCTGGTTGTGTCACTTGTGACATTGTCAAAAATATATACGTAGTATATATATGGTCGTGTCGTCACTCTCGACATGACCATAATTTCAGGTCGTGTCGCAGGTTATGTCACTAACGACATGACCTGAACCATAAGGTCGTGTCACAGGTTGTGTCGCAAGCGTCATAACCTTAACTTTCAGGTCATGTCGCAGGTCGTGTCATTCAAGATTTTTCCACTATTCTTATCCAGCGAATAACCATAATCCTTAATCCACCGGTAGACGGTTCTCGAAGTCGGCTTCTGAACCTCTCCGTCCTCGTTCTGCTCGGTGTAGTATTCGATTATGTCCTGCACGGTCGGTGCATCCCCGCCCAGGCACAGGGCATTGTACGCCGTATCGAACGCTTCCTTCTTGCTTTGCTTCGCCTGCTTTGCCTTGCCCTTGCGGGCCTTTGCGCCGCGCTGCCATGCCGGAGCAGCCTCGTCCGGATTGATGTCCTGCAGGGCGCCGTTGCCGTCAAGCCGATGCACCGGAAACTCAAACCACAGGTTGACCGGCGGGAACTTCGGGAACTCGCGCAGCGTGCCCTCGATGCGCCACGCCGTCCGCGCCTGCACCTCTTTCCGGGTGTCGGCGATGCGGTCGAGCAGTCGGTTATAGTCCACGCCGGAGAGCAGCCGTTTGCAGGCATCCATGGCGGCACGCTGGCTGCACAGGTCGTCCTGCGATACCTCGTCGCTCTTTCCTGCCGCCTCGAGCGCCGCGCCGCACACCCGGCAGACGGCGTTGTTCTCCATCTGGGTGCGTAAATCGTCCGACACTTCCAGCTCAATCAGGTCGAGCAGCGCATCCGGGTCACGGGCGAACACGCCGGAGCCGCTCGCGCGGTCCATCGAGCGCTTGCCGCCCTGTGCACCCTTGGAATGGTGGTGACAGTAGATGGTCGCGCAGCCGAGTTCGGTGCATACCTTGTCAAACTGGTTGCAGAAGTTCGCCATCTGGTCGGCAGAGTTCTCGTCGCCGGTGATGACCTTGTAAATGGGGTCGATAATGACCGCGATGTAGTCCTTTTTGATTGCACGGCGAATCAGCTTGGGCGTGAGCCGGTCCATCGGCACGGACTTGCCGCGCAGGTTCCAGATGTCGATGTTGCCGAGGTGCTCGGGCTTCCAGCCGAGGCAGCCGTACACGTCGCGGAAACGGTGCAGGCAGGAGGCGCGGTCAAGCTCGAGGTTGACGTACAGCACTCTGCCCTGTGCACAGTCGAAGCCGAGCCAGCTTTTGCCCTCGGCAATAGCGATGGTGAGTTCGATGAGTGCAAACGACTTGCCCGCCTTGGACGGTCCGGCGAGCAGCATCTTGTGTCCCTGCCGGAGCACACCGCCGATGAGCGCCGGAGCCAGCGGCGGCATCTCGTCCCAGACCGCGCTCATGCTCTCCGGGTCGGGCAGGTCGTCGGTCGCGCTCTCGATGAACTCGCGCCACTCGGCAAAGTCCGCCTTGCCGATGTTCGTGTCGATGAGGAACTGCTTGTGTCCCTTGCGCGTCACGCCGGGCATACGCGACAGGCGCGACGGATTGCGGTTCTGCTGGTCGAGTTCCAGTCCGTTCTTGCGGCAGACCGTGTACAGGTATTCGACCCGCTTGCGGTACTCGGGATAGTCGGGTGCATCAATGTGAACGATGGCGTGCACGCTCTTGCCGCCTGAGTGCACCAGACACGCCACCGGCAGCTCCAGCTCACGGATGAGCGCGTTCTGGCGGTCAATGTCCATGCCGTCGCACTCCACCAGCGCGTACCGGAACGCGGTGACGTTCTCGTTGCGGATGCCCTTGCCGTCGAGCGGGTTG